ATAGAGGCCGCCGAGGAGTTGTACATCCTCGACGGTCTGAGTTTTGAGGCGGTCGCCGAGCGGACCGGGGTGTCGGTGAGTCAGCTCAAGCGCTGGTCAGCCGATTCAAACCCATCCTGGCCGGAACGGCGCAAGGAATATCGTGCCGCGCAGGTCTCTGTACGGCGCGGAGTGATGTTGGCCAAGGCCAAGTTGATCGCCTCGGTGATTGAGAGCGAGGATCCGCAAAAAGCCTATGCCTTTGGCGCCCTGGTCAGTTCGGGCAAGCAGATCGAGGCCGAGGCCAGGGAGCGGACCGCTACGCCGAATGTAGCTCCCGCTACGCCGGATGTCGCTGCAGATCAATTCCCTGAGGGCTGGAACATGATCGAGGCCCTGCGCCTGGCGGTGCAGGCACGGGTATCGGCGCTGGTGCAGCAACCGGGTGCGATCACTTTAAAATCGATTCAAGAGCTCCTGGCAGCCATGGAGCTGCTGAAAAGTAAGACAGATGTCCCTACCGAAGAACAACCGGCTGGTGGAGGGCTCTCCGATGACGCGGCCGAAGCAATTCGACGTCAGATACTGGGGCTGAAAAACTGATGACCACCTTCACCAAGGAAGACCGAACCAAGCGAGCGCCCATGGCGCTGCTGCCCTACCAGCAGCGATGGCTTGAGGATCACGCCGATGTGAAGATCATCGAGAAGTCGCGCCGGATTGGTCTGTCCTGGGCTGAAGCTGCGGATGACTCCCTGCTGGCCGCCAGCCGCAACGGCATGGACGTGTGGTACATCGGTTACAACAAGGATATGGCCCAGGAGTTTATCGAGGACTGCGGCGATTGGCTCAAGCACTACAACAAGGCAGCTTCGGCGGTCGAAGAGTTCGTTTTGGCGGACGAAGACAAGGACATCCTTGCTTTTCGCATCCGCTGCGCCTCCGGGCACAAGATCGTGGCGCTCTCCAGCAGGCCATCGAACCTGCGCGGCAAGCAAGGCAAGGTGGTGATCGACGAGGCCGCATTTCATGACAACCTGGGCGAATTGATCAAAGCGGCCATGGCCTTGCTGATGTGGGGCGGCCGGGTGGTGATCATCTCCACCCACGACGGCGACACCAACCCGTTCAACGAGGTGATCAACGAGGTTCGATCCGGCAAGAAGCCGTACAGCCTGCATCGTGTCACTATTGACGATGCCCTGGCCGAGGGCCTGTATGAGCGCATCTGTTTGCGCCTTGGCAAGGAGTGGTCGCAAGCCGCCGAGGACCAGTGGCGAGAGAAGCTGATTGCCCAATACGGCAGCGGAGCGGACGAGGAGTTGTTCTGCATTGCCAGTCAGGGCAGCGGCACCTATCTGCCCACGGTGATCATTGAACGGTGCATGCGTGACGATATCCCCATCCTCCGTTGGGCCTGCAAGGATGAGTTCGCCCTTCTGCCTGATCATATCAGGAAGCGTGAGGCAGAGTTGTGGTGCGAGGAAGCGCTTGCTCCACTGTTGGCGTCCCTCGACCAGTCCAGACGGCATTTCTTTGGGGAAGACTTCGCCAGGACCGGCGATCTGACCGTGTTCTCGCCCTTGGCCGAGTTGCAGGATCTGCGATATCGCCAGCCGTTCGTGGTCGAATTGGCGAATGTGCCGTTCACGGAGCAAGAGTTGATCATGTGCTTCATCATCAGGCCTTTGCCGAGGTTTACCTTCGGCAAGTTCGACGCCAGGGGCAACGGGCAGTATCTGGCAGAACGGGCCATGCAGCATTTCGGGGCAAGCCGGATCGAACAGGTGATGCTGTCGGACGCCTGGTACCGCGACGAGATGCCCAGGTTCAAACAGTTCTTTGAGGATGGCGTGATCGAGGTGGCCAAGGATGCGGATCACCTCGACGATTACCGGGCAATCAAGATGATCAAGGGGGTGGCCAAGCTGCCGGAGACAAAGACCAAGGGATCTGACGGAAAGCAGCGCCATGGTGATGCCGCGATTGCGGTCGCCATGGCTATCTCCGCCACCAGGATGGATGTGAGCGACACTGAAATTTTTTCCGCCATGCCCCGCGAGGCAACAGACATGTTCAGGGGGTACTGATGTCATCCGGATTATGGGTCAGCCCGACCAAATACATCGATTTCGCCGCGCCCAACAGGAGCAGCCTAACCAAAGAGGTGGCCAGCCGTTCTTTGGCCTGGGACTACAGCGCCATGATCGGCCTGCTGCCGGATCCGGACCCTATCCTGCGCAAGCGGGGAGACGGGGCCGAGATCCTTGAGGAGCTGACCGCCGACGGCAAGGTGTTGACCGCTATCCAGACCCGCAAGCTCGGGTCGCTCAAGCGTGAGTATGAGTTCAACCCGGGCACGATCGATGGACAGACAGATGCGCGCGCCGAACAGCTATGCAAGGATTTGGCGGACGATCTGGAAGATGTCGGCATGTACGAGCTGCTCTCCGGCCTGCTCGATGCTCCCTACTACGGCATGACTCCGGCGGAACTGTTTTGGGAGCCGAGAGAGGGTTCGATCCGCCTTGCCAAGATCAGGGTGCTGCCCAATCGCTGGTTCGGGTTCGACCAGGAAAACAATCCCCGATTCCGATCGCTCGCCAACCAGACTGAAGGTGATGAGATCCCTTGGGGCAAGATGGTCTTTGCACGCCACTTCCCCACGTACGACAACCCTTTCGGCCTGCGGCTGCTCTCGCGCTGCCTGTGGCCGGTCGCCTTCAAGAAGGGCGGCACCAAGTTTTGGGTCACCTTTGCCGAAAAATACGGCATGCCCTTTCTGGTAGGCAAGTACCGCCAGGGGGCCAGTCCCGACGAACAGCAGACCCTGCTCGGCGCGTTATCGAAGATGGTGCAGGATGCGGTGGCGGTCATCCCCGAGGGCAACGTGATCGAGTTCCTCGACAAGGGCGGATCGTCAGGGGCCGGAGCCTCGACCGACACCTTCGACCGGCTGCGCTCAGCCATGGATGCCGAGATCAGCCAGGTACTCATGGGGCAGACCCTGACCGCCCAGATCGGTGATTCGGGAAGTTATGCAGCCAGCAAGACCCATGAGGACGTGCTGGAGGATTACCGAGAAGCGGATCAACGGATGGTCAAGGGGGTAATGGACGAGATCGGCAAGATCTACCGCGACATCAACGCCCCGGAAGTGCCGGCACCGGTGTTCTCCTGGTTTGAAAGCGAGGATCCGCAAAAGGATTTTGCCGACCGCGACAAGACCCTGACCGAGTCCGGCTTGCAGATCAAGAAGGCCTATTATGTGCGCCGGTACGGATTCCAGGAAGACGAGATCGAGGTAGCGGATGCTGCGCAGGTAGATGAGGACAAGCAAGCCCCGTCGAAGAAAGACGGCCGGCAAGAGTTCGCCGAACCTGGGCAGCCATCGGTGGAAGATGCCTTGTTGGCATGGGCCAGACAACAAGTGGCGACACCGGCATCGAGCATGATCGATGCCGCCGAGGAGTTGTTGGGGCAGGTGGAAAATCTGGAGCAGTTCCGTGATCGCTTGATTGAGCTGTTTTCCGTCGACGCCCCCGAGCAGCTGGGGGAACTTATGGCCAGGATGGAGCTTTTGGGGAATCTCTCCGGGCGGTACGAGGCGACCAGCGAATGAACGCCGCCGACTTCCAGCGCATCTTCAACCTGCCTTTCAACGAGGCAATTATTTGGTTTCGTGACAAGGTTGACGTCCCCACCACCAAATGGGACGAGCTGGCTGGTGAGGCCCATGGCAAGGGGTTCATGAGTGCCGGTGCCTACCAGGCGGACTTGCTGGCCGAGTTGCGGCAGATAACGGACAAGGCTATCGCCGGAGGAATGGACATCCGCGAATTTCGCCGACAGTTCCGGCCCCTGGTCGAGCGATACGGATGGGCTCTGCAGGGTGGAGGACCGGCATGGCGCAGCGACCTGATTTGGCGGACCAACATCAGCACCGCTTATCAGGCCGGACGATGGCAACAGTTCGAGGCCGCTGGCATTGAGTATCTCAAGTACATCCACAACGACGGCGTGCGTAATCCCCGGCCCAATCATCTGGCCATGGATGGCTTGATTCTGCCGCGCACCGATCCGTTCTGGCAGATCAACTATCCGCCCAATGGTTGGGGGTGCAAATGCCGGGTCGTTGCCGCCACCAGAGCCGAATATGAATCAGCCCCGTCTGCCTTGAGGTCGAAGCCGGAGAATTGGCAAGCCATGCCCGACAAGGGGTGGGATTACAACGTGGGCACGGCCAGCAAGCAGCAACTGGCGGATGCTCTGGCCGAGAAGATGCTGCGGATGCCGGAGAGTATCGCCCAGGCATGGATGCAGGCAATTGTACGGATGGGGCTTGAGTCATGGATATCTCCGCAAGCATAGACGACCAGGCCCTCCTCGGCATGCTCAACCGGTTGCGGGAGCGGACCGGAGATCTCACCCCGACCATGCAGGCCATCGGCGCCTTTTACGAACGGCGGGTGCTGGAGAACTTCAAGGCCCAGACATCGCCGGATGGAACACCGTGGAAGCCGCTCTCGGCAATGACCATGCATCTGGGGCTGGCCAGAAACAAGGGCTGGAAGAAGAACGGGTATCTCTCAGCACGGGGCACCCGTTACCTGCAGGGCAAGCGGATATTGTGGGAGCACGGCGACCTGGAAGGATCGATCCACAGCCAGGCCACCAAGGACAGTGTCACTATCGGTACCGGCGGACACATCCCCTATGCGGCCATCCATCAGTTCGGCGGTCAGGCAGGCAGAGGCCGCAAGGTGACCATCCCGGCCAGGCCGTACCTGGCCATGAACCGAGGGGCGGGGTTGGAGTTGGCACAACAGGATCGAACCATGGTGATCGAGCTGATCCGGGAGCGACTGGTTGATTTTTGACAGAGCCGCTAAAATCGGCCCTGTTTTGAATCTTTTTAGGATGCGTCCCGATAGACGGACCGCGATGGTGCGGACCGGCACAGGGAAATTTAAACGGGTTTTAAACGCGGTTCCGTTGAGAGGAGCCACGGGGAGGTGGTCGTGACAGGATGGATGGAAGTTTTCAGGGCTGGGAAGCATGTTTCGTCGAGCGGGGCCGAACGCGAGTGGAGCGTGGACGATCTGGTGCGGATGGCCGAGGCCTACGACCCGGCAAGCCACCAGGCGCCGATCGTGGTCGGGCACCCGAAAGACAATGACCCCGCTTTTGGATGGGTCAAGGCGTTGAAAGTAGACGGCAACACGCTGCTGGCCATGCCGGACCAGGTGGCACCGGAGTTCGCCGAACTGGTCAAGGCAGGTAGATACAAGAAGCGGTCCATATCCCTGTATCCGAACGGAACCCTGCGACACGTCGGGTTCCTCGGAGCGCAACCGCCTGCGGTGAAAGGGTTGAAGGATATCGAGTTCGCCGGATTGGCGGCGGACACCTATGAATTTGCTGACGAAGAGGAGGCAGGCATGACAGAGGTTGAACGGCTGCGGAAGGAATTGGCCGAAGAAAAAAAGAAACGCGAACTGGCCGAGGGAAAGGCAGCGAACGCTGAGACCAGCTTTGCCGAACTGCAGGCCAAGACCAAAAAACAAGAAATCGATGCCTTCATCGACCAGGGTGTCAAGGACGGCAAGATTCTGTCGGCATGGAAGGACCAGGGTTTGGCAGAGTTCATGGGGGCGCTCGATGGGCAGACCGAAACATACGAGTTCTGCGAGGGCAAGAAAGAGGCCCCCGTGGAGTGGTTCAAACGCTTCATCCACTCGTTTGCCGAACATCCGTTATTCAAAGAAATGGCCAAGCCCAAGAAGGAAGAAAAGCCGGACGATTTTTCCGAGGATGAGACCCTCGGCAAGGAGATCGCCGCCAAAGTCAACCCGGCCAAAGCGTAACCCCAGGCCATAAGCAGAGGAGCAAAGAATGGTTACCGAAACAACTCTTAGCATGGATGCCTATGTGGCGTCAGACAATTACGGCCCGGTGCTGATCCCCGCGACCATCGTCGCAGGAGCTAACCTGGCCAAAGGCACTATCCTCGGCCGTATCACCGCCAGTGGCAAGCTGACGGCAGCCGCAGCAGGCAACACCGATGACGGTTCCCGGACAGCGGTGGCAGTACTGATGGAAGACGCTGCCGCTGCAGACGCCGACGTTCAGGCGGTGATCGGTTTTGCCGGGGTCTATGTCGAGGCCAACATGGTCGGCCTGACAGCGGCCTACAAGCTCGCCCTGGAAGCTCGGGGCCTCTACTTCATCTAATCGCCCCCGCAGGGCAAGGAGTGCACAATGGATTTTAGTCCCAGGGCGTTGACCACAGCGGTCAACCTGATGAAACCGGCACCGACCCGGGTGTTGGATGTGGTGTTCGCCAACAAGAAACGGCAACTGATCGATACCTTCAGTTGGGATGTAAAGGCCGGTACCGAATGGCTCCTGCCCAATATCAGGGTCTCGGCCGAGGCGACCGTCCGTGGCGGGATCGGACGCAAGAATTTGACCTGCAAGGCCCCGCGTTATGCCGAAAAGCAGTTTATTGCCGCATCCGATCTTAACGATATGCGCAAGTTCGGCGACGCCTCCTATCCAGAACTCTTGAAGGAGCGGATCGCCGACGAGCAGTTCGACATGCGCCAAACCATTGACCTGACTCGTGAGTTCCAGGCGGTCAAGGCCCTCTCCGGCAAGGTGGTGGACAAGGACGGCAATGTGATCGTTGATTACGATCTGCCCGCCGCCCATACCCCGACACTCACCGGCACGTCGCTGTGGACCGATGATGCGTCCGATCCCATCGGCAACATCCGCGCCTGGAAAAAGTTGATTACCCTGAACGGTGGACCGGTGACCGGCTTTGCCGCCTTCTGCGGATCGGACGCCATGACCGCGCTGATCAACAACGATTCGGTCCGGGGGCTGCTCGGTTACCAGGCCGGCCAGCAGATTGCCGAGACCGGCGGTATTTCGCGCCTGGCCGGGGTGGGGAGTATCGAGGAGTATTTCGGTTCCTATCTCAACAGCGCCGGTGCTCGCCTTGATCTGATCCCCGAGGATGTGTTCGCCCTGGTCGGCCTCGGTCCTCAGGTGGCGGCAGAACTGTTCGCCCCGGTGATTGATCTCAAAGCCCCTGGCGGTGTGGGCAAGGGCCAGGCTGCCGACATCTTCTTCTCCAAGATGTGGGAAGTCGATGATCCGAGCGGCCAGTGGATCAAGGTGGAAAGTCGGCCGTTGCCGGTGCTGTTCCAGCCGCTGTGCGTTGTATGGGCCGTGGTGGTGTGATCTGAACGGGCACGGATTACCGTGCCCTTTTCTGGAGGATGCAACCAGTGAAGCGAATCAAAAAAGAAAAAGCCAAGCACCGGACCGGGTTGATCAAGAGACTCACCCGTGACAACGCCCGGCGCAGAGTGACAGTCGGTTGTGTCGGAATACATTATGACGACCTCGCTGGAATGTTCAAGGGGGGACGTTGATGGCCACTGTTACAGTACGGGTTTGCCCCGGGGCATTGCTCACCGATAACCGGACCACGTTCAACCCGGGTGACGAACTGGAGATGTCATTGGCCGAGGCCAACCGCCGGATCAAACAGGGCAAAGTGGAGATGGTTGGCGCGTCGGTGATGGTGCAGCTGCCGGGGAAGGTATCCGGATTTGTGGCAACCGAAAAGATCGAGGCCGCCCAGGTCGCGGGCTCGATTGCCGCCCTTGAAGAGTTGCGGGTTGGCGAGGATCGTAAAACCGTGCTTGCTGCCATTGAGGCAAGAGAACAGGAGCTGCGCAAGTAATGGCCTATAGCACCCTGAACGATTTTTTGGAACAGCTGGCCGAAATCGAATTGGTCAATCTGACCGATGACAACGGCCTGGGCGTAGTCGATCAGGCCAGGATCGATTGGGCGATTGCCAAGGCCGATGCAGTGATCGACGCCCACATGCCTGCAGGCAAGTACGTGCTGCCGTTCAGCCCGGTCCCGGCCCTGGCCAGGTCGTTCTCGGTCGATCTGGGGATCTTCAACCTGTTCGCCAGGCGACCTAATGTCGGCGACATTCCGGAGGCGATCAAGGAACAGCGCAATGCGGCCCTGGCCTACCTCAAAAGGGTCCAGGCAGGCGAAGCAGGCATGGGTGCGGACGCGGCCACCCCGGCGGCATCCTCGACCTCGGTCGACATGCTGGTCTCCAGTAATGACCGGATCTTCCCGGCCAGCCTGTTGGAGCGGATGTGATGCTTTCCGATTTGCGGGCAGCCATCAAAGAAAGGCTCGAATCTGCTTACCCGTTTCGTGTGGTTGAGGCAGGATTCAGTCAACGGGCACTGCAGTCGCCACCGGCGGCGGTGTTCTTTCTGGTGACGGATAAAGGCCAGTTCGACGAGCCGACCATGACCCGGGTGTTGACCTACGAGGTTGCGCTGCTGGTCAGCTATACCGACCCGGTCAAGGCCCAGGACATCCTTGATGCAGTGCGAAAATCATTCACTGGTTGGTTGCCTGCGGATGCCGGTTGCGAAGAGGCCAGCGTTCCTGAGTTTCGGTTTCAAGGGGTTGAGGGAACGTTATTGATTTACACAGGACGGATGACCATCGAGGTCTATCCGGACACTCTCTATACGTAGGAGGCGATATGCCCGAAATGAAAACAGAGAAATACAAGGTGCTGAAGCAGTTGGAGCACGATGGCAAGTCCTATTCGCCGGGTGCCCAGATCGAGCTCCAGCAAGGTAATGCCGACTATCTGCTGCGTAAGGGAATGATCGGCAAGATGGAGCAGCTGCAAAAGAAAACTGCTGCCGGAAATACGGGCAGCAAGGGGAGTGAGGCATGAAACAGTTCGGATTCAAGGGAGCGGGCAAGGTTTTTCTGGATATCCTCGACGATTCCGGGGCAGCGACCGGGCTCCAGCTCAAGGGAAACTGCAAGAGCTTCTCGGTCAAGGGCGACAGTGACACAGAAGAGGTGCTCAGCAACGACCACGAGGATTTTGGGACAGTTCTGTTCTCAGACACCATTCCCAAACCGCACACGGTTGATTTTGTGTTCAACGGGTTCGACATGGAATTATTCGCCGCCGCCTTTGGCGGTGTTTCGACCACCCTGACCCAGAGCTCAGGCGAGACCGGTGGGACGCCGATCGTTCTCACCGCCATTGCCGACCGATTCATCGAAATTGGAAAGCGAATGGTCAGCGCCGTGGTGGTGCAAGACGCAACCGACACCACCACCTATGTGCTCGGGACCGATTATGAGGTGAACGAACGCCTGGGGCTGATCAGAGTCTTGTCGACCGGTTCCATTGCCGACGAGGCAACATTGCACGTTGAATGCAGCTATGCAGCCATCAACGGCACCCGGGTCACCGGTGCCACTAAGTCGAACGTGTCCGCACGGATCATGATCGACGGACAGGAGCGAGGCAGCGGACGTTATTTCATCTTCCACGGCAAGAAGGTCCGATTGGCCTCGTCGACCGAGATTGGATTGATTGGCGACAAGTTCGTTGAGGCTGCGTTCTCGGGCACCTTCCAGAAGCCTGCCGATGGATCCGCCGTCTACGATCTCGACTTCCTGAGTTGAGGTGAGTGATGCGCAAGAGTAAGACGATCAAGGTCGGCGAGAGGGCGGTCACAGTCAAGGAGTTGACGGCGACCCAGGTGACAGCCCTGATGGAAGGAGCCGTCGACAAGAAACGGGCATCGACGGCCGAGCTGTTGATGGCCAGCCCTATTCCAATAGAAGCGGTCTGCGCTGCCACTGGGTTGAGCGAGGAGGAACTCAATGGCGATATGACCCCCAGCGAATTGGACGCTATCTGGGGGGCAGTGGCCGAGGTGAACGGTTTTTTGTTACGGATGATGCAGCGGTTTCAGCAGGTGGCGGAAGAAATCATGACACTGGAGGAATCCGCCGGGCCGCCTGCATCCTGATTCGGCACGGGCATGCCAGCGCCTGCGAATATGGGTGGAGCTTCTTTCAAACGGCCATCGAAGAGTTGACAGATGCCCTCCCTACCAGGGGGTGAAAAGCAATCGGACCATGGTCGAAACGATAAGGATACCGGAGAACCCGGCAACGAGCAGCATCGGTATCCTGCCGAAAATCATCCCGGTGCCCCAGACGATCAGGGTTGCCGGGATGCCGATAATCACCAGGGCTATCATGGATTGGGACGTGGGCGGCAGGAAGAACAACACGACCACGAAGAGAACCAGAAAGGGATGAAAAGATTGAGGACGAGCGGGTTGATCCATGGCTGACACCTCCATTGGAATAAAAATAGCTGTCGACAGCGGTCAGGTCAAGACCAACCTGGATAAGGTGCAGGCCGAGTTTGAATCGACATCGTCCAAGATCACCAAGGCTTTGCAGTCTATCAAGGGCTTTGTCGATCTGAAAAAACAGACCGAAGAAACGTCCAAGGCCTATGCAGAGGCGCAGCAAAAAGTTGCGGGCATGGCCAGGGAGATCAAGTCCGGAGCCGGAGGCGCTGCTCTGGCCAAGGATTTTGAGCGGGCAAAGACAGAAGCCGGACGGCTCAAGGATGCGTTGGCCGGTCAACAGCAGCAGCTGCAGCAGGCTCGCTCAGCCATGGCCGCTCTGGGTGTGTCGACAACCAGCCTTGCCGGTCAACAGACTTCGTTGCGAACCCAGCTCGATGCGACGCAGAAGAAGTACCAGGATCTTGCCAAGGTGGCCGCTGCGCGCGACACCCTGAACCTCACGTCCCATGCAGACATTACCGCCGAGATCAACAAAGCCCGGGCAGCCTATGCCACGTTGGCAGCTTCCGGAAAGCTCTCCATGGCCGAGTTGGCGCAGGCCAAGGTATCCATGCGTGACCGAATCGACGAGCTGACCCAGCGGACCAACGGTTGGCGGGACGCCCTGGGGCAGATCAAGGGGAGGCTGTTCGAAGTCGCGGCAGCCTTTGGTGGCATTGTTTTGGCTTCGAGGCAGGCGATTGCCTTTGAAAGCGCCATGGCGGATGTCGGCAAGACGGTCGACGGATCCAAGGAGCAGATTGCCCAGCTCGGCAACGAGTTGCGCGACATGTCGTTCAAAATTCCCTTGCCTGTTGAAGAACTGGCCGGAATTGCCGCAGCTGGTGGACAACTGGGCGTTGCGGCCAAGGACATTGGCGCCTTCACCGAGGTGACCGCCAAGATGGCCACCGCATTTAACATGACTGCCGAGGCTGCTGGCCAGGCCATAGGCACCATGTCGAATGTGTGGCAGGTTGGAGTCGGTGAGATCGAATTGTTCGGTGATGCCATCAATCAGCTTGGCAACAACACCGCCGCCACCGAGTCGAAAATCGTGGATGTATTGCTCCGGATCGGCGGCACTGCCAGGCAATTCGGGCTGGCAAAGGAACAGGCTGCTGCCCTGGCGTCCACCATGCTTTCCCTGGGGCAATCACCCGAGGTTGCATCAACCTCAATCAATGCTCTGTTGGTGCGGATGCAGACCGCCACACAACAGAGTGATAAATTCCAGGAGGCTTTGGGGCGAATCGGCATGTCCGCCGAAGAGATGGCCGTCATGGTTGAGGCCAACCCACAGAAGGCTCTTGAAACGCTCTTGAATACGCTGAGTGAGTTGAAAGGTCGGGAACGGGCCGAGGTGCTGACCGGGCTTTTCGGAGCCGAATATCAGGACAACATCAGCGTGTTGGTGGGTAGCCTGGACAAGTATCAAGAGGCGCTTGGCATGGTGTCTGACCAAACCAAGTATGCCGGAGCCATGAACAGGGAATTCGAGGTGCGAGCCGCAACGACAGCTGCGCAGTTACGCCTGCTGTGGAACGTGGTGACCGATATTTTCAAGAGCATCGGCCAGGGGTTCCTTCCGGCGATCAAAATGGCTGCAGAATGGCTGAGGGCCATGCTTTCCCCTATCGCTGCGATTGTGCAGGCGGTTCCGGGTTTATCGGCAGCGTTGGTCTCGCTCGGCACGGGGATGCTGGTGTATGGAACAGTCACCAAATTGCTCGGTATTCTTAAGATGGGTCTTTCTGGAATAGGCGTGGCCTCGGCGAATGCCGCTGCGCCAGTCGCTACGCTGTTCAGGACACTGGCTACCGGAATCGTGTCGCTATCCATGGCTAATCCGGTATTGGCTGCGATAACCGGAGCCCTGGCGATTGGTGCGGCAGCGTGGAATATGTTCGGCGAAGACTCTTTGGAGAGTTCGCAAAAGCACGCTGAGGCGGCATCAAAGTTGGGGTCATCTATAGCAGCGATGAATCAGGAGGTCGTGGAGCTTGAAGATCTCAAGGAGACATTGCTTGGAACTGCTGAGGGAACTCAGGCCCACGTATTAGCAGAGGAAAAGTTAGCATCGGTTGTGCCAAAGACGACACAGAGCCTTGACGAACAGGGCCGCGTGCTGGCTGTCGTGAAAGACGCGACATCCGGGAATATTAAAGTCCTGCAAGAGTATATCGATCTTAAAAAGGCAGACGCCAGAGTACAGGCTGGGCTGCAGCTTGAACAGCAGGCGAAGGCATATTTCAAGGCAGCGGATGCGGTTGGTGAATACAAGTCAAATCTTGATCAATGGTACGGAATTGGACGTAAAACGACCTCGGTCACGCAGGAAATTTGGCTGGGAGTAAACCGCCTGACCGGTACCTATGACGCCAATATTCAAAAAGGATCAGAGCTCCGTGAAAACCTGAACAAACAAAAAAAAGGGTTTGAAGAGCTGCTTGCATCTTTGGCGAAGTCAGGGACTGCCGCCGATGAAGTCAGCGCACTACTGAGCGGCGTGAAAATCGACGAAGGGACCAAGGCGAGGATAGTTGCTGAATATCAGACGATGTTTGCAGCTATCAACGGCAAAGCCAAAGAGTCGGCCGGAGTACGGATTGGGGAAGAAAAAAAGGTCAGCACCGAGACGGCCAAGTCTGCGGCCAGACAGAAGCAGGTCACCGGCGAAGCGCTCAAGGAGATGGAAAAGCAATACAAGGAGTACGCCGACAACGTGAAGCGGCTCCAGGGCGAGCTTGCAGACAGCCAACGGTCCGTCGAAGAAGAGCTGCGCGATATGAAGCGTTCGGGGATGTCGGATTTGCAGGCATGGCAGGATCGTAAACTTGAGGCGGGAGAGTTTTCCAAAAAAGCCCGTGAGGCGGCCGAGGCAGCCCGGCAGCTGGTCGCAGGCGGCAACATGAGCGGTGCCGAGGAGACCTACAAGGTCGCGATGGAGTATGCGGATAAGGCCAAGCGTGCCTATGCCGGGTTGAATGAAGAGGTCAAGCAGGGCGACAAGGTGGTTATCTCCGGTGCTTCCGCGCTGCAGACGGCCATGGAGGGCGTGCGGTCGGCAGGGGATTTGAAATCGAAGCTCATTACCGAGCAGATCCAGGCGTTCTCGCTGGCCCAGGCCAAGCTGAACGCACAATCCGGCGGCAAGCTCGATGCTGCTCTTGACCAAACCAAGACCAAGGCCGACCAACTGGCCACGTCAGCCGATACGGCAAAACAAAAGGTGCAGGAGCTCTTCCAGGTCGAGCCACCCGCTGACGGCGATTGGGGCAAGGTTTGGACAGCCATGGAGTCGGGATCGACCAAGGCCGCTGGCACGGTGACCAGCGATTGGGACAAGGTGTGGGATGCCTGGTTGGCCTCGGGCAGTGATGATGTCGCGGCCCTGGAACGCAAACTGAGCGAACTGATCAAGGATAGGACCATGACGGTCCGGATCAAGACGGTCGAGGAAAAATCGACCGGTGGCATGATCATGGGCTACCACCTCGGCGGCGCCATCCAGGCCCTGGCCACCGGCGGCGGGGTGCGCAACATCCTCGGCGGCGGACACCTGCCCGGTTTCGGAGGCGGCGACACCGTGCCGCTCTGGGGGGAGGCTGGCGAATTCATGCTCAACAAATGGGCCTCGTTAAAAGCCGGTTTACCTGCCCTTAAACACCTCAATGCAGGCGACATCGGGGCAGCGATCGCCGAGCTGACCAAGCGGATGCAAACCAACTTCGGGTACCGGCTGGGAGGCATGGTGCAATCGATCTCCGGCCGCGCCCAACGGCTGGCCACCGGAGGTGCGGTCGCTGCCGGTGGTGCCGCAGCCGGTGGCGAGACAATGACGATCAATCTTGGTTTTGACAATGGCGTGACTGTTCCCGTGACATCGACCAGGGCAAACGCCAAGGCGTTGAAGCGGGAGTTTCGGCGCATGGAATGGAGGTCTTCGAAATGACCGTTGCTTTGGGTGGGATCGCCCTTTCCGACGAGTTGGTGCTTGATATTGGCCAACCCGAGATTGGGTTCAGCAGTCGGCGATTGATCGGCGGAGCCAATGTCGTCCAGGTCGACGGGGTTTCCGGAGGCAGGACCATGACGCTGGAGGGGATCAACCATTGGACCTTCAGCCAGTCGGAACAGATCCGATCCCTGCAGGCAGGCGGCCAGGCCGTCACCCTGGAGCACCATCGGGGAATGTACCAGGTGGTCATCATCGACACGTCCGATCTGGTGCCGACCAGGAAATATAAAAATCCGGTTGCCGATACCATGTATACCGGCAGCATCACCCTAATCGAGGTCTCGTGACACTATGACCATTACTGCCGCTCAGCTGGTCCCCTTTCACGCCCAGAACGTTACCGACGACGACACCTGCGGCGGGCGGATCAGTTTCAATGCCATCACCTCCGGGTCGCCGGGCTGTACCCATGGCCATGTTTTTAAGGCCAAAAGGGCGGCGGGCAACGTAGCCTATCCGGATTGCCGCAAGATCTTTTACCGCAACTGCAACCCCTCCGGCGAAGTGGCCTACGCGCCGGGCCTGTTTTTGTTTCGGCCCAACCCCTCCTCTGCCTGGGTGTACAAGGTGGTGGGCACCCAGCGGAACACCCGGGCCGACCTGACCGGATCAGAGGCCCGCTATGGGGCCGGGTTGCTGGCCTCGGCCGTGCTGGCCAATGCCACCACCCTGGTGGTCAACGTCAAGCACGCCGATCTTGCCGCCTGCTTTGCCGTGGGCCGTCCAACCCGGATCAGTAACCGGGCCCTGGCCTCCTCCACCACCGGCACTGAAGAGGAGGTGACGCCCACGGCGGTCTCGGTGGCCGGGCTGCAGGTGACGCTCACCATTCCAGCCCCTGGGGTGGCTAACCCCTACAGCGCCGGGGCCACCGTGTTTTCGGTGTACTACCCGGGATCCGAGCTGCAATGCGTGGTGGACAACTACTCCGAGTCCGGCGGCAACCTGTTCGACGAGGCTACCTTCCCGGTGGTGGGCGACAACCTCGGCACCGCCGAAGAGACCTGGACCGTCACCCGCCTGACCGACACCACCTTTTCCTGCGTGGGCGATACTATTGGCGCCCTGGACAACGGATCAACCGGGGCCGACTACGCGCCGATCAACCCGGCCAACAACATGCCCTGGTTCACCCTGCCCGCTGCCGGATGGCTGGGCGCTTTGCCGAGCGGCTACAGCCTGAGCTTCCAGACCCATCCCCCGGCGATTTCGGTGTTCGAGTTTCGGGTCATTCCGCCGGATTGCCCGTCGCTGGCCGGTGACGGCATCACCCTGGGCCTGGATATCGAGTCAATCTGATGCATACCGCCATCCTGCCCATCACCTACCGGAGCACTGAGGCCACGCCGCTCGATCTGTTGGAGATCGAGCAGCGGCCCTGGTCCGTCTATACCGGCAAGGTCACCAAGCAGGAGGTGGTCCGGGTGGTCTCCGCCCTGCTCGCAGATCGCGATTATCAAAGCGAGATCGATTGCGGACTGGTCGGTGATCAGCTGGTCTCCATCCTGTACGCGTATCCCAAGATCAAGGGGCTGGACTATCGGCTGTATTGCGACTGGGGCGAGCTCTCCGAGCCGGTGATCGAGGAGGTCGAATTGACCGAGCAGGTGCAGTTTGACCTGTCCACCACCGCCACCACCCAGCATCCGGCCGTGGAGATCCTCAGCGCCCAGTGGCTTGACGACTGCTGCGACGCGGAGGGCACTGTCCTCGCCGCGCCTCAAATCTCGATCAAAGATGGATCAATCACCAGCGCCGCTGCCGTCCATGCCACCGCTATGGTCCGCTACCGTTGCGAGCGGCACACCGTGATCCTCAATGCGCCCCGCCGCGAGGGTGCCATTGATCAGCAGTGGGGCTCGGTGGTGGTGGCCGCCTATACCGGCGGGACCACCCATAAGGTGATCGACATGCCGCCGGGGATTGCATCGTTTGCCGCTGATCCGGACGCGGTCTGCGGTGGATCCTGGAGCGGGACCGTGCGAGAGTCTGTCGCCGACACCTACCCGCCGGATCCGCGAGGCGCCGACCTGATCACTGAAACCGATTACTGCAAGCAAACTATTATCGACGAGTACACCCAGGACCCGCAATGATCGCCACCGTCCTCACCATACCCTACACCTCACCGGCGGATGCCGGGCAGTGGGTGCAGCTGGAACAGGAGCCGGTTGCCGACGGTCCGCTCAACCTCAAGGATCTGGCGCGCATGCTGGCGCTGGTCCGGGCCGGGGTCTCCGCCCATGCCTACCGCTCCCCAGCCTGCCCCTGCAGCGTGGTGGCCGGATCGGTGCGGGTGCCGCTGACCGTCTATGTCTGGCCATCGCAGCCCGGCATGGCCTATCAGCTGGAGGTGTCGGCGGGCACGTTGACCGGTCCCGAGGTGGTGCTGATGGATCGCGAGTTCAGCCTGGTGATTGACTTTGCCACAATGGTTGAACTGCCCTTCCATGCCGAGGCCATCACCTGGGCCTGGGCGGATATGCCTTGTTTTGACCGGTTTGGAAACGAGGTGGAGCGGCCGACCGTAGCCATGAGCGCCACCGAGGTGCTGATCGGTGCCGAAGTGTTGGGCGTGCTTCGGATCCGCTGCGTGGCCGTTGGCTTCAAGTACGGCCTGGAGCTGGTCTATCCCAAAACCGAGGCCACCCGGGTGCGGTCCGCATCGCCCACCATCACCGCCCTGTGGTCTCGCGACGGAGCCACGGTGAGCGAGAGCCTGTCGCTCGACATCCCCGCCTGCGCCGAAGATCTGCTGGCTGCCTGCGACGATGGCAGGCTCAGGCTGCGCACCGAGGCAATCCACGGCGAGGTCAGCGAGTCTGAGGGGCTGGTTCCGGTGCTGTATTACAACGAGTGTACCGGCCAGGCCTTTCCGGTCCAGTATCAGAGGCCATGAGCATGCAGACCGCCATCCTCCCCATCCCCTATACCTCCGCAGTGGATGATCCCTGGTGGGTACGCTTTGCCCAGCCCGAGTTGGTCGACGATACAGCCACCGTGAGCGAGACCGCCGACCTGCTCGATGCGCTCTACTCCATTGATCCCTGCGACGCCTCCGAGGCCGACCAGGTCGAGCCCACGGCCGAGGATGTCGCAGCCGCCGTGGTCCAGGCCTATAGCCTGGCTATCTGCGCCCAGGAAACCGACGGATCGATCACTCTGCCTGTTCGGATGTACCGCTCCCATCAGGAGACCCCGTACATCCTGCGGGTGAGCGGTGGGCGGGTGGTCGGTAAACCGGTGATCACCCCCGAGGAGGTCACCGCCATCCTCACCGTGGAGCAGCAATCAAGCCTGACCCTGGAGTATCCGGTGATCGATGGCTTCACCGCCGAGTGGATCGGCACCGTTGCCGGAGCGGACGCCGTCCCGGTCGATGGCCCGACGATCCACCGCAGCGGCAACACCCTGTATTGGTCAGCCACCGTGACCGGCACCCTCCAGGTGGCCTTTGTGAGCCGGTACGATGCGCTCTCCGTCCTGGTGGACGGCGTTGACGGCGAGCTGGGCCAGGCCACCATCCGCGCCTTTTATCACGGCGCCTGCACCACCTACGAGGTGCAGCTGCCCGAGCCTGCCGAGACCGACGCCTCACTGTGCCCGGATATCCACTGGAATACTGACCCAACCCCGGCCAACGTCACCTGCTACCAGGCCGTGACCGTGCGCAAGTTGTGCAGTTGTTCCAAGCAGGAGACCGATTCATACACCTACGACAAGATTGTGCCCTGTCCGGACTATGCCCCGACCCGATGCCCGGGTAGTGCCACCGACTGCATGCACCTGCTGGGATCGGTGGTGGAAACCGAATATGTGGAGTGTGAGGAAGACGAGGGCTACGCGGTGGCGGATCGGGAGTTCTACAAACAAACCTGCTGCGAGTATCCCTCGGTGACCTTGCCACGCTGCCCGGAAGAGATTGAATCGTACAGCGGCGGCAAGCCCATAGAAAAGGGAGAGATCTTTTGGCGGGGTTTGTACGGCGAGAAGACGAGGTTTATTCCCGTGTCCCCGGAAAAGGGCTGCGGCAAACATATTACCAGTCAGGTGGTTGAGGCGCAGTCCTGTTGCGATGGGGTGCCAGAGTTGCTGTGGGATGTGGCTACCAGTGCCGATGTCATTGTCGATGTTGGCGTGGTCGCTGTGGTTGGCGGGCAAGGTCCGTTTAAATGGTCGCTGACCGGGGATCATTTCTCATTTTCAGCGAGTGGTGTGGTGCAAGCAGCGGAAACTGTAGTGCGCTCAATAGCCGTGTATCTTGATGACAACGCCTGTGGAATTTGCCAACTGACCTGCGTTGATGCGTGCGAGCAGGAGACTACCGGATCGGTACGGTCTGCCGATGGGCATTGGAGGGTGCTGACCAACGACGAGCTGTGCGCGTTCCCCCGCGATACTTGGTATGAGCCTGACGCAATACTCAATTGGGATGGCCAAAATCCGTCGCCCACCGCCCTGCCTGGGACCACGCCCCAAAACAGCTCCACGTGGCTGGGAGGGGTGTTGTTCAAGGACTTGGGTGAGTACCGGGTGTACACCTGGTTTAGCACCATCCACGTAGAGAGCGTCTCGCCAAGCACCGCCGCTGCTGTGGACTCTGGGCTGGACTCCTATTCCTACGGGTTTCAGGAATACGACGAGGCGATGAGTGTCTGCTACGGGGTCGGATGGTTTTCCGGACACTACCTCGATTGTTACCCCAATGAGCTCGTTGACTTGGTTAAATCGGGGGTTGAGGGGCAGATACTTCGATGGGCGCCCAATGCCGTCTTGCAGGGGTGGCAGCGATCAACCCTAGATGGGAATACATGGCGCATGCTCGGCATACAGTATCCGACATATCCATATATTAGAGGCGCCGGTTTTGCGATTGGCCCTGACGGGTTTGGCTATTACCCCGTGACCAGAATCTACACCTGGAGCTGTGTGTGATCGCAGATATTTTGGCGGTATTCAACCGCGCTGATGTGCAGACGATACGGTCGTTTTTGATCCTGCTGGACCGAAATGGCATTAGTCAAGCCGAGGCAATGGCCGCCATCGATGGTTACCTCGGTCAGTTGCACACGCGCTCGCAGGTGGGGCTCACGTTGTCGCGAGGTCGCTCGGTCGAGGTCTGCCCATCCTGCGGAAAAGGGGTGGTAACCCGTTGGGCTCAGATCAGCCTGCAGGCCGGTGCCGATGTCTACGGTTGCCGCAGCTGCCAGTGGAGTGAGATCCGATGACCGCCGTGCGTGCAACGCTTGACCAACCCTGGTCCAATGCCCCGGTGACCAGGGCGTCCCTCTACCAGCCCTGGTCCGATGCCGCGGTGGTCCGCTCCCTGCTCAAACAACCCTGGTCCGATGCCCTGGCCGCGCGGTCGCTGTTGGTGCAACCATGGGCGATCGCTGCCGATGCGCGGTCGCTGTTGGTGCAACCCTGGGCCATCACCGCCGAGGGTGTGCGGGCCGTGCTCGATCAGCCCTGGGCAATCGAGGATTACAATCCGGTACGCTCCCTGCTCGATCAGCCCTGGGCGATCGCGGCCGATGACAGCGTGGGCCGGTATGCGGTGAGCTGTACCGTGGGCGGCCAGGTGGTGCGGCCGCTCTTGGTGACCATCGAGGGCGATCTGGATGAAGATAGTCTGCTCTGCGAGCTGCAGCTGGACACCGAGGACGAATATGCCCGCTGCCGGGACGGTCTGGAGCTGGTGGTCACCATCACCAGCAATGAGGCCACAGGATCTTTTTCCTTTGTGATCACCTCGGCCCGGATCAACGAGGAGCACGGCAATACCCGATATGTGGTGGAGGCCCTGAGTGCCACCGCGCTGTTCGGGCCGCCCTACAGCGAGGGCCAAAGCGGTGCGCTCACCGGCATGGCCTCTGCTATTGCCAGCGGATTGGTCGGTCCGGTGGTGTGGCAAACCGTGGACTGGGAGATCAACAGCGGGGTGTGGTCGGCCGCTGGCGAGACCAGCCTGGAGTTGCTCCGGCAGTTGGCCGCATCGGTGCGGGCCGTGGTCCAGTCCGATCCGGATGGTACCATCCATGTCCAGGCCGAATACCGCATCCCGGTCAACCAATGGGCCGCCGCCACCCCCGACCGGATCCTGGTCGAAAACCTGGACTGTTTCAGTGTCGGCTCAACCTTTGATCCGCGCTCGGGCCGCAACCGCTTCCTCGTCGGTGACCAGGCCGTCTCCGGTGACCGCGCCACCCTGGAGCTGGCCGACATTGCCACCGGTCTCAAGGAGGCCAGGGCCTACCAGGTGCCATGGAAGGGTGATTTGACATTGACCCACACCGGTGGGGCCTGGGCATCGATCACCGCTATGGGGATCGAAGAGCGGCTGGTCAGCGAGACCGTGGAGATCGTCTCCGGATCCGGCCAAACCCGGTATCCGGTCTACGGCCCCCCGGTGGTCTCGTGGCTGCAAAACAACCTCGGGACCGTGACCGCCAGCGAGGATGGAATCATTACCGCCCAAATGGCCGGTGAAAGCCTGGCCGCGATCACCTACCGCACCCGCTGTCTGCTCTGGCAGGTGCGGGACGCCAAACCCGAACAACTGCAACTGGTGGTGAAATAATGACCGTCGTGACCACAGCAATTGCCGATTTTAGCGCCGAGGCCGCGAGCGGATTCCGCGTGGTCGAGCCGGATGAAACCCTCAACCTGGATGCCCTTGGCGAGGAAAAAGCCGATTTCGCAGCCGATGAGCCGGTCTGGTTTTGGGTGCAGCATGATTCCAGTCTGGAAATTGACCGTCTTGCCTGCACCGATCCCACGGCCATGATCAGTGATCACGGCACGGTGCGGCGGTCGCGTGATGCCGAGCTGGTCTTTACCGGGGTGGATGAGGTCGAGCTGCCCTACATCCCGGCAGCGGCCCCTGTGTTCGCCTGGCGAGGATCGGTGGGTGGCGGGCTGCGTCTGGATGGCCGCAAGGTCGAGGTGCAGGCCAATCTGCCCTGCGCCTGCTCGGTGACCATCCCGATCGACGTGCATCTGTTTTGCCTGCAACCGCCGCATAGCGAGGCCCAGGTGGTAGTGTATTTTAACGAGGTGTCGGCATGATCTCGGTGATTGTCCAGCGCGCACCTGGAGACAAGCAGGGTCAGGATATCAACGACCCTTTGCTCTGCGCCACCCAGGCAGCGGTCGAACGGGGACGAAATGAGATCGATGCGGACTGTTCCAACCGGCGGGTGGTGGCGATCACCGGCCCTTACCGGCAATGGACCGCTCCGGGGCTTTTGATTGAGGTGCGGGGCCTGCGCGAAACCTACCGGGGCATGGTCAGGCGCTCGGCGCTCACCATCCGCAGAGACGGCAGCGAGTTCACCGCCGATATGTCCCTGGAACTGGAGCGGGAAGCATAATGGCCACGGCAACGCCCACTGCCGCCACCGTGATTGCCATCGGATCCGGCTGGTATCAGGTCCGGACCGACAGCGGCGCCATCCGGCGAGTCGTCTCGGCCGATCGCTGGTCGCTGGGCAGCCGGGTGCTGATCCTCTCAGGATCGATCATCGGGCCAGCTGGTCAGGCTCGGTTTGTGCCTGTTTTTGAAGTCTGAAGTGAATTAGAAGGACGGGACTGGGGAGGTGATGGCCTCCCCGAACCAATCCAACCGTGCGCCAACACGGAAGGTGATCCACAGGTTCTCCTGCTATAGTCCCGATGCACGCTGGGGACCAGCGCACCGGGGTAGTAGCATAGTAGCATATTGCCTGCGTTATTACAAGGAGCCTTTCATGGCAGCGCTAATACCTTATTTTGGTGGCAAGAGCCGCCTTGCCAAAACAATCATTTCTAAATTCCCCGAGCATCAGTGTTATGTGGAGGTGTTTGCCGGAGCAGCCAATGTTTTCTTTGCCAAGGAACCGAACGGCACCGAGGTGATCAACGATCTGGACAAGGATCTGGTCACCCTGAAGAACTGCACCGCCAGTTCAAGTACGTTCTGATTTCTCGGGACGAATTCAACCGCATGATGCAGACCAATCCGGAAACGCTCACTGATATCCAAAGAGCGGCTCGCTACATCTATCTCCAGCGTATGTGCTTTGGTGGTCGAAGCAGGGGGAGAGTCTTTGGGACATCCACTACTGGCACCCCCAGGTTAAACCTGTTTACCTTGCAGCGCCTCCTTGAGGAAGCATGGATACGCCTTGGGCAGGTCATGATAGAGTGTATGGACTTCAGGCAGCTAATCCCTCGATATGATCGCCCACACACTTTATTCTTTTTGGATCCTCCCTATTGGAAGATCAACGGATACGAACACAATTTCATTGAGAAGGATTTTTATGATTTGGCAGAGTTGCTCGGAGGTATCAAGGGCCGGTTTTTAATGACCCTCAACGATACTCCTGAGGTCCGAGATATTTTTAAACTGTTCCGAATTGATGAGGTCGAGCTGAAGTATTCGATGAGCAAAAAAGAAGGGAGCCGATCACAGGTGAGGACCGAACTTTTAATCGGCAATTAA